AGTGGGTATAACAAGCCCAAAAGAACTCCTGGTCATGCTACCAAATCTCATGCTGTCTTAGCAAAAGAAGGGGATGAGGTTAAGTTAATACGATTTGGACAACAGGGTGTTAGTGGTGCAGGTAAGAATCCTCAAAGTGAAAAAGATAAAGCTAGGAGGAAGTCATTTAAAGCTAGACATGCAAAAAATATTGCAAAGGGTAAGATGAGTGCAGCATACTGGGCTAACAAAACTAAGTGGTAACACTATGGCTTTAACAACTGAGCAATTAGATGCAATTGAAGCAGTAAAGGGGAAAAGAAATCCTGCATTATGGGACCCTAGATGTCAGCAGTATTTAGATCAAAAAACACAAGGAAAAGCTGTAAAAAAGGAAACTAACGGTTAAACTATCTTTATAATCATATTTTTGTGTTAAATCATGGCTTTCTATCGTGGCGAAGAAGGCTCCGTTAAGTTCAAAAACGCAGCAGGAACTACGGAAGCAGTTGTTTCTACAACAGGATGGAGTCTTAGTGTTTCTAAGGACACTCTAGATTGCACTGCTCATGGAGGGACATCACGTAGCTACGTTGGTTCTTTAATCTCTGGCACTGGTTCTGTTGATTTCTTGTATACAGCAGCATCAGGTAATGAGACTGCGAATCTACTTGCTGATGTTTTAGTAACAGAAGATGCTGGAGACGCTCAATTTGAGTTATTTTTAGACACTTCAGGAACTAAGAAGATGAGTTTTAGTGGGATCGTTACAAGTGCTGATTTTGGTGCTTCTGTAGGTGATCTTCAATCAATTTCTGTAAGTTTCCAAACATCTGGAGCAATTACTTCTGCTGCTTAAGTTGGGGCCATTTATTAAAAGGAAAGATTTGTGACGTACTCCGTTCCTGGCCCAATTCGTACCAATATTACAAGTTCTACCAGTGTTGGTGGTTCTGATAGTCCATTTACTCGCACCCGTGCGGTGATGGACATGGTAAAGGGGTGGGAAATTATGAAGGCCGTTACGAATGGAACTGAATATTTAAGAGATAATTCAGAAGCTTTTCTTCCTCTTGAGCCACGGGAGGATTACACAGCTTATTTATCTAGAGTAAATCGAGCAGTATTTTCACCATATACGCAGCGATTAATTAGAGCAGCAACAGGTTTGATAATGAGGAAGCCTATTACTTTAATAGGTGATTCATATTGGACTGATGTATTTGCTAAGGATGTTGATGGATGTGGATCGGATTTAGATGAGTATGCAAGAAGGGTACTTATTTGTTCTTTGACGTATGGTCAGAGTCATATTTTAGTTGATTATCCTGCACCAACAGGGGCATTAAGTCTGGCAGAAGAAAGAGCGCAAAATAGAAGGCCATATTGGATAGAGATTGATCCTACTAATATTTATGGTTGGAGATTAGATAGAGAAGTGAATTATGGCAGTTTAATACAGGTAAGAATTGCTGAAAAGGCTGTTGTACCGTCAGGAGAATTTGGTGAGCAGGTATTTGATCAAGTTAGGGTGATCGAACCAGGTAAATTTAGTATTTATCGAAAGGTTTCACCTAAAAAAGACCTAATTAACTTAGAAGATAGTAGTTATGCAGGTAATTTTGACGGTCCAGAGAATGAAAAAGATTATGAATTAGTTGATTCTGGTGTGTTTTCGTTAGGTGAAGTGCCTTTAGTTAGTGTTTATTCAGGTAAGACTGATACTTTGACGAGTAAGCCACCTTTATTAGATATTGCGTACTTGAATTTGGCACATTTCCAGCGTCAAGCTGATTTAATTCATAGTTTGCATGTGGCTTCACAGCCAATGTTGGTGTTAGAGGGTTGGGATGACCAAACGAAAGACACTACTATCAGTGTTAATTACGCAATGGCTACACAGCCAGGTAACAAAGTTTATTATGTAGAGCCAGCAAGTAGCGCATTTGAAGCGCAGACCAATGAAATACAAGAATTGCAAACTCAGATGGCAACTTTAGGAATTAGTACGTTATCTCAACAAAAATTTGTAGCAGAATCAGCAGACGCAAGGCGTTTAGATCGTGTTGACACAAATTCAATGCTTTCGATGGTTTCTCTTGAGTTAGAGCAGAAGTTACAGAAGGTGTTTAATTTATCGGCTAATTACTTAGGAATTGAACCACCTGAAGTCAAAATTAGTCGTGATTTTGATATTGAAAGGCTAATTGGACAAGATATAACAGCTTTAACTTCCTTATTTGATCAACAAGTTATTGATAGAGAAGAATTTAGGGATATTTTGGTGCAAGGTGAAATTCTTCCTACTGCAACTGAGACTGAAGTTAATTAATACACTACAATAGTAGCGAAGAGCATTTATTTACTATGCCAATCGAAAAAATGAGGTTTGAGGACTTAAATCCTCCTGCTTGTCCACCAAAGCAACCAAAAAAGAAGCCTGTCGCTAAAGAAGAGACAGTTGAGACACCTAAAACACCTGTAATTGAGTAATTATGATTGAAGAAAGAGTTATTCAGCAGGAGTCCGTGACTTCTGAAGAACAGCCCGTGGCTACACCTGAAACTCCTACACCACCTGCTGCACCTGAAGTTCCCACAGTTCCTTTAGCTGAATTTGAAGCTTTAAAGCAACAACTAGCAGAAAAGGAGAAAGCGTTCCAAAACGCTAAGAGTAAAATAGGGGAGTATTACGATGATCGTAAAAAAGCCTTAGAAGATCAGGGTATGTATAAGCCTCTTTGGGAGGATGCAAACAAAACAGCCCAAGAAAAAGATAAAAGAATAAATGAGTTAGAAACTGAGTTGAAAACAGCAAAAGAGCAAAAGCAAATGGAGGCAACACGTACAACAGCGATGTCTGCTTTAAGTAATGCTGGAGCGATTAATGCAGGTCAGACGTTATCACTTTTGCAAGATAAACTGCATAAAAGTAGTGATGGTAGAACTGTTATTTTGAATGGTGGCGTTGAACAGGATTTAGGTACTTACGTTAATAACTTGAAGAACCCTGGAAGTGGATGGGAGCATCACTTTAAGGCGAGTAACGCTGCTGGTATGGGTGCAAAGCCTAGTCCAACATCTAATGTTGCTCCTGGGTCTGAAAACCCTTGGAAGACGGGCAATCTAACGCAACAAATGTTATTATCTAACCAAGACCCTGATTTAGCAGCCGTGCTGCAAAAAGAGGCATCTCAGTAACACTTAAAGATCCGTGATTTAAGAGTGTTATATCTAAGTCCGTGACTTAGGCAAGCAAACCGTAATTCTTAGGAGGAAGGAATGGCTGCACCATTTCAGAATTACTCTGGCGGTGTCCTTTTAGCAGACATCGTAAAGAGAAATAATTTGGCTCGCTATGTCCAAGAGGCAATTAAAGAGCGTAGCCAATTTGTAAAAAGTGGAGCTGTTGTAAGAAACAGTTTCTTAGATTCAAAGGAAGGCGGTACACGTATCCAAGTTCCTGAGTTTAACCCTGTAGCACCAACCGAAGAGGTTATGACAGGTGCAGCTAACTGGGGAACTTCAACTGCTGGTTACTTAACACCACAGAAGATCGGTACAGCAACACAGATTGCTTCTATCGTTCACAGAGGTTTTGCATACGCTGTAGATGACATGGCTGTCTTAGCTGCTGGCGAAGATCCTATGTTGGCTATTCGTAATCAGTTAGCTGATGCAATCAATAAGTTGAACAACGCTCGTTTGTTCTCACAGCTTGCTGGTTTATTCGGTACTGCTCTTAGTGCTAACGCACTTGATGTTGCTAAAGCTGCTTCGTCTGGAGCTGCTGAAGCTAACTATCTAACAGCTTCTACGATTGCTCAAGCTCGTAATAAGTTGGGCGAGCGTGGTGAAGAGCCAGATCTTTTAGTTGTTCATCCAGCAGTTGCTTACTACCTATATCAGGTAGGAATGTTAACATTCTCTACTTCTGCACTTTCTACTGGAACAGGTATCCAGTGGGGTGGTGGTGGCGTTGGCATTGGTGCTAAAGAAGTTGGTCAATTCGCTGGCTGTAAAGTCATCGTTGACGAAGCTGTTAACACTGTTGCT